GCGACGCCGATGCCGGCATCCGGCCAGTCGCCCCAGACGTCAATCTCGTGCTCGGTGGTGTCGCGCGTGCAATGGCGACTCCACGCCGGGTAGTCGTGCCAAGTCCCTCGGCGAAACACGCCCGGCTTCTTGGTACCGGGCTGAATCGGCAAGATCGGAAACCCGCCGTCGACGAGTTTGGCGCCCAACTGCGCCATGAAACTGGAAGCGGTCATGGCTCCTCCTCAAAACGGCGGGTCTTGGGTGTAGGCGTCCCGCAGGTGATCCTGGAAAGCGGTGACCACGACGTCGATCAGCGTCGACCATTCGTGCTCCGACCACTGGGCCAGATTGGTGCGGCCGAGCGATTCGACGTACTCGCCGCCCAAGGCGCTGGCCTGACGCAGTGCGGCTTCTTCATGTTCATTGGGGTCGATCATTCCTTTGAGCCTCCCGATAATGCCCAGACACCGCATCGAACAAGCCCACAGATCGGGGCCGCTCTGGCGGGTCAGACGGGGTGAGTAACCAAAACCACGGTAGTCGCGGCGGCACACGTCGCAGAGCATCAGAAGCGCGCCGCCACGACTTCGGTGTAGCGCCCGCTCGGGCGGACCGCGATCTCGGCCGGTTGCCGCAAAGCCGGTGCGTGTTGGAGCGCCTCGTCGACGCTTTTCGGTAAGGCCGTACCGGGTGCGCGCGCGGCCCACCAGGTCGCTGCTTTCTGGCGCGGGTAGCCGGCATGCTCGACGCAGATCCACTCGTGATGGGCCGACAGGCCGCACCAGTACTCGACGCGCAGCGAGGGCGGCTTGCCGGGCTTCTCGTGGCGTGCGTAGCAAACCTGGCTCACCGCCACCCACTCGGGCTTGACCAGGCTTGAGAGCACCTCGAGCGTACTGGCCCGGGCCTCGATCATTGGCGCGGGCGGGGGAAAGGCGTGCCCGCACTCAGGGCACTCGCGTGCCGCCGCATGAACGTTGCTGGCGCAGTCCGGGCACACCTTGATCGGCGCGTCGCCGTCGCCCTCGCTGGGACGTTTCGGCTTGATCGCATCGATCGGTCCGTGACGGGCGATGTTGCCGGCGAAGTCCAGGACCAGGCAGTCGCTCTTGCCCGGCGCCAGCCGGCAGCCGCGACCGACGATCTGCACGTACAGCCCCGCCGACTTCGTCGGTCGCAGCATCGCAATCAGATCAACCCCGGGGGCATTGAAACCGGTGGTGAGCACGTTGGCGTTGGTCAGGCAGCGGATCTTGCCGCCCTTGAAGGCCTCGATCAGCGACTCGCGCTCGGCGCTGGACGTCTCGCCGACGATGGTCTCGCACCGGATGCCCTGCGTGCGGATCGCGTCACGCACATGTCGCGCGTGCTCGACACCGGCGCAGAAGACTAACCACGAGCGGCGATCCTGACCGTAGGCGACGATCTCGGCCACGGCACTTTGGGTAATCGCCTCCCGGTCGACAGCGGCGTGTAACTCGCGCGCAATAAACTCGCCGCCACGGGTGCCCACGCCGCCGACATCGAGTTGCGTCGCCATGCGCTTGGAGACCAGCGGCGACAGATAGCCCTGGTCGATCAGGTCGCGTACCGACACCTCGTAGGCGATGTCGGTGAAGATCGCGCCATCGCCCTCGTGGAGCCGTCCGGAGTCCAGGCGGTACGGCGTGGCCGTGAAACCGATCACCTTGAGCAGCGGGTTGATGCGCGTCAAACCGTCGAGGAAGCGCCGGTACAGGGTGTTCGACGAGCGCGGGATCAGGTGCGCTTCGTCGATCAATACCAAGTCGCACTGCTGCACGTCATAGACGCGCTTGTGGATCGACTGGATGCCGGCAAACAGGATGCGCGCCCTGATGTCTCGCTGCTTGAGTCCCGCCGAGTAGATGCCGGCCGGCGCCTGCGGCCAGAGCCGGATCAGTTCGCGGTAGTTCTGCTCGATCAGCTCGCGGACGTGCGTCACGACGAGAATGCGCTGGTCCGCAAACGCTTTCAGCACGCCTTCGATGAAGCGGGCCATCACCAGGGACTTGCCGCCAGCGGTCGGGATGATGACCAGGGGATTTCCGGTCTCCCCCTCAAAATACTGGTAGATGCCATCGATGGCCGCCTGTTGGTACGGCCGCACGGTCAGGGTCATAGCGAATGCTCCGCGTACTTGTGGCGGCCGCTGTCGCGCCAGATTTCGCCACCGGGAAGTTGATAGCTGACCCAGTCCGTACCGGCGTCGATCTGCTCGCACGGCACCAGGTCGGGGAGGTAGAGATGCTGGTCGCAGCCGGCGCGCTGGTCGGCCTCGGACAAGGCCCGCTGGTGTCGTTCACACCACCAGCCTCCCTCGACCGGTGTCGAGGACAGGCAGGTGCGACAGTTCACTGCCGCCGCGGCGTGACCCCGGCAGACCTCGGCATGGCTGCACATCCGGCACTCGAACCACGCCGGATCCTCGCTGACCCGGTCGAGCGGCCGCGCGGCGAAGAGGATGCGAGCGGCTTTTGCCAGCAGCCGATCGGCGTAATCGGCATCCAGTTCGACGCGTTCGATGTAGAGGTCGTCATTGTTCTTGTTCACGGCGAGGTACATGGCCCGTGTCAGGGTCGTGAGCCGCATGTAGATCTGCATCTGCGCGTCGTGCTGTGGCTTGGCCTGATGCACCCCTTTGGCGACGAGTTCGACGAAGCTCTTCGTCGCGTGCGTCTTGAACTCCAGCACATGCCAGGTCTTGGGGGCTTCGAGCAGGTTCAGCGCGACGGCGTCGAGCGAGCCACCGAAGTGACCACCGTGCGCCTCGACACGCCACTGCCGCCCGGTCTCCGGGTCGACTTCGAGCACGGTGGCGCCGGTGCGCCGCAGATTGCGGACGGCGCGGGTTTCTTCCAGCTGCCCGGTCTCGAAGAGCCGTAACAAGCGCCCCGGATGCTGCGCGACGGTGGTCCAGCGAAAGTCGTACCACAGCGACCGCTCGCAGGGCTTGCCGATCAGCGAAGCACCCAGGTGCGCACGAAAGCCCTGGTGAGCGTCGGCCTCGTAGGCGGCGAAGATGGCTTCGCGGGTCGGACTGACGACGGCAGGCAAGTCAGCCATGACCGACCTCCCTGCCTTGCCGCTCACGGGCGACCGCCAGGGCCAACTGCCAGGTGTCGTCCGGGAGCTGCTCGCGCAGCACGCCGATCAGCGTGTCCTTGAAGCGCTCCCGAGGGAGATCGCCCGCCAGCGCGGCCAGATGTGCTGACACCCGAGCAAGCTCCTGCTGCTTGAAACGCAGCGCCGTCTTCGCCCGGTGGAACCACTGCGCATCGAGGGCTCCGCGCCGGGCCTGACGGGCGATGTCCGCCGTAGCGATCTGGGTCTTGATCGAGGCGATCTCGCCCTGTAGCTCGACCAGACGTTCGCGACAGGTGGACGCGGTGTCGGGCAGCGGAATGAAGTCGGGAGCCGGCATCGGGTCAGCCCTGACGCTTCCAGGGCAGCGTGCTTTGCGCCGCAGGGCTTGCCGCACGGGCATGGCCGGCCGGGGCCGCAGGGACTGGCGCGGCCGGCGGCATCGGCTGCGTATCGCTGCCCGACAGGTAACGGATCGAGTTGCTCTCACCGTACTGTCCCTTCGGCGGGCGCACCTTGACGTCGATCTGGATCGGGATCAGATGCAGTTGCTCGCTGTTGCTGACCTGCATCTTGCCGGCCGCCCGGCACAGCGCCGACAGGCTGCGCTGCGCCATCAGCACGGCATCAGGGTTGGCATTGACGAGGTTCAGGCGGTCGAAGAACTTGCGCCCGGCGTACTGACCTTCGAGCACATCGAGTTCGAGGAGCAGGTATTGCCCCATGCCGTCCTTGGTTGGGCGCATTTCGCTGGCGACGAGCTGCACCCGGTACTTGCCGGGCGGAAAGACTTCGAAGGGGGTGGTGGGTTCGACGGTTGAGGCGTCGAAGGTGTGTCCAAATGAGGCCATGGCGGTTCTCCGTTGCGGTAAAAACAGGGATTCAGTGACTGACGAGCGCTTCTTGCAGGCAATCCGGCATCGCCTGCGCGAACGCCGACCAGTCGAGTGGCAAGGTGTCGGGCAGGCCGTAGCGGTTCTTGGCCAGGAAAGCCGGGCGTTCGGCGGTATGGATGACGCGCTCGCCGGAACCGAGGGCGCGGTTCACCTTCTTGTTGAAGCCGACGTCGGCCTTCACGGTGCTGATGCGGTAATTGGCGAAGAGCACGATGTCGGCGTGCTCCTGCAGCAAGGCGGCCGCGCGGGTGTGCAGCTTGATCACGTAGCGGTCGTAGGGGTCGTGCTCCGGGCTGTCGAAGCGTTTGATGTCGGTGTGGGCGATCTGCACGATGGTCATGCCACGCTCGTCGCGCAGGGCGTTCAGGCCGTCGAGGTACTGCCGCCAGAACTCCATGGTCGCCAGGTAGCCCTTGCCATAGCCCGGTGCTTCCAGATCCTTCCAGCCGTATTCCTTGCAGGTCTTCGCCCAGATCAGCGGTTCCAGCCAGTCGGCGCTATCGACCACCGCCGTCTTGAAGTCGTGCTTCTCGTTGTAGAGGGTGACCAGGCACTCGATGACCTCTTCGAACGAGCGTGCGATCGGGAAGTGGCTGGCCTCGATCGTGCCGAGACCGTCTTCGGTCTGGATGAAGACCGGATTGCTGGTGCCGGCGGCGAACGAGGTCTTGCCCACGCCAGCGACGCCGTGAATCAGGATGCGGGGCGGCTTCGGCGCGCTGGCGCGGGTGAGTTGGGAGAGCGAAATGGCCATGTGGGCGTGTTCCTTGGATAGTGAAGGGGTCAGTGCGCCGTGGTGAGCAGCTGCTTGCGGACTTGCGATGCGTTGGGGGTCATCCGTGCGCGAACCGCGATATAGCGAAAGACGAAGGGCTCGACGCGCTGGCTCACCAGATGCACCAGGCCGAGTTCGCAGGCGTGCCAGGCCCGCTTGGCCACGGCATGGATGCGCTGGCGCTCCTTGGACGGATACGGGCTGTTTGCGTCGGAGCGGTCCACCAGCAGCAGGCCCTGGTGGTACTGGATGCGCTCGCCGGCGAGCGACGTGGCGATCCAGTCGCACAGCGTGGCCTCGGTGAGCGGTGTGGCCGGTACGTACAGCGGACGTTCGAAATTGGCCGCGAGGCCGTTCGGCTCGCTTTGGCCCAGTACAAAGGTGGGATCGAAGGCGTTCATCAAATCTCCGTCAGGTGGCCGCAGCAGAAAAGCTGCGGGGTCTGATTGTTTTTACCGGGGGACCGGGAATTTTTCTCAGGAGGGTGTGGCGGCGACGATCAGGCCGCCGCCTTAATGCCGAACATGCGCAGATGCATCTTCAGATCGGTGAGGCGGCGGTAGAAAGTGGCGGACGAAACGCTGGACGCCTCGCAGGCGCTGGGCGTGTCCTGATGCTCAAGGAGCAGGGAGAACAGCGCTCGCTGCTCGTCGTCCATCCGGCTGAGGGCGTGGTCGAGGTCGCGAGCGAAATGAAGTTCGTCAAAGCCGTTGGTGACTTCGCCCCACTGGGGGAGCACGGCGTCGGTGTCCGCCAGTGCATCGAGAGGATCTGTCGCGCCCTCGTCCGGCTCATTCCCGGAGCAAAAACTCAGACGCCAACGGTCCTTCGTTAGTCGGTACAGGAACTCAGACGCCCGATGCTTGGAGAGCATTCCGGTAAAGGTCCCGGCGCTGCCTTTGTCTGGGTCGAACTGTTCGGCACGCTCCAGCAGGTCGAGCAGCAGTTCCTGGTGGAGATCCTCCCGGTCGGCGTGCGAGAGTCCGAAGCGGGTTGCCATCTGGTATGCTCTGGCGGCCGCCGCATTGATGGCCGATTTGAAGTAAGTGCTATCGAGTGGCACGGTGTAACTCCTTGTTCGTTTAGGAGTTACCCATTCTTCTCACGGGACGTGAGATGCTCTACGCCGTTAATTGAGACGTAAGTGAGATGGCGCTCGGCACCCAGATCGGCGCTGCTTGGCTTGAATCCCGCAGGCACAAAAAAGGCCGCTCAAGGCGGCCTGCTGGATGAGT